AGCGCTACGGTTCATCGCCGACACGGCAGCAACAACTCGAATTCCTGTGGCACGAGCTCAGCGGCGGCGACCCGGGCGGCAAGTTCGTGCTCGCCGAGAAAGACGCGGGGCGGGTGCTCGATGCCTATATCCGGCGCTTCATGCGGCCGGCGGCGGGCGCCGAGACCCTTGGAGATCTCGAACGCGGCATGGGTGCCCTCGGCCGTCGCGGTGAGCTGCCGGAAAGCACGGCTGAAGCTGGCGCCGGCGATGACCTGATCGATGCGCTCCGCCGCGATACGGCGCAGGCCGACGAGGAAGCGCTCGCGGCGGCCAGCTCACGCGAAGACGCGGACCTCGCCGGCGCCCGCGGGAATGACGCGGCCGACATGCCGATCCTCCGCCGCGACATGTTCCCGAACGATCATGCCTGGGCGGAGGCACAGATTGCATTCAGCCAGGACCTCCTCGGCGAAATATCGCCGGAGCGTGCCGGAAACGGCCCGCCGGCGCGCGATACGGCCTTCGGAGGTCCGGACACAGCGGCGGGGGTCGCTGCAGGCGCTCCTGGTGCATCTGGCGGCTTCGGCGTGTTCGGGCCGGAATTCCCCGAAGTGGCTGGCGATTGGCAGGCGACGCTCGCCGCATTGCGGGACGCCAAGGCCGGCGTCGTTCCCGCCGCGCTCGACCATCCGGACATCGGCCCTATCGACCTGCCGTTCGGCGAGCCCGGAAAGGGCCGCAAGGATGGATGGGGCCTGGCGAAACTCGAGGCTCGTCATCCGGAGGTGATCGAGGATCTGCCGGCGATCGTGCGGTCGATGAAGGTCAAGCGCCGCAGCATCAACCGGATCCAGCTCGAGGGGCCGGACCATAAGGGCGCGGTGCGGCTCGACTATGACGGAGAAGCGCGGACCTGGCTGCTCACTGCCTTCGCCAAGCGTCCAGAGGACCTGCCGAAGAACGCCCCGCCGCTACCGGAGGACAGACGTGGCAGCGTCGTCGGTCAGGCCGGCTCCCCTGACCGCGGGGCGATCGCCAATATAGACACGGCCGGGCCAATCGACAATCCAGAGCTCAAGGCCTTCGACGACGGCGCCGGCGGACGTGCTGACCTCGCGGACAGCCTCGAGCACGATTACCGCGCCGCGGCGGCCGATCCGGGGCGCGCTGCCCGCACCTATCTGATCGGCGATAGTGACGAACCGCGGACCCTGTTCGACATCCTCGAGGAACTCGACCGCGATCGCGCGGCCGCGGCCGCGCTGCGCACCTGCGCGGGAGGTGGCGCGGCATGACGATCGCCCGTTGTATCCCGGGCCTGCTCGAGGCAGGCGAGCTGAGCGAGGACCAGGCGAAGCGCGCGCAGGAGCTGTACGACGGCCATGCGGCCGAGCTCGCGCGGGATATGTCGCCGGCGGCGGCCGAGGCGGCCGCGACACGGCGGACGCTGGACGCGCTCGATTTCGAGGCGATCGAGAAGCGGCGTCGGACCTTGCTGCAGGTGAAGGCGCAGGATTTCGCCGACGAATGGCTGACGCGCGGCGGCGAGCATTGGGGCGGCGGCGATCGCGGCGGGGGAGGCTATGGCAACGTTCCCGGCGGCGGTCCGATCGGGCCGGTCAACCCAAAAGCGGGCAAGACCTTGATCGCTTTGGTCGAGGCGCGTCGCCGAGCGATTGAGGGCGAGGCTTTTGGCCATATGGCGCAGGTTCTCCGCCGGCACCGCGCGATTGTTCCTGGCCAGCTTCGCCACGCAGCCGAGCTCGACGAGCTCGGCATGGAAGCGTTCGGTGAGGACAGCGGCAGTCTTGCGGCCCGGGAGGCGGTTGGCGCCGTGCGGGAAACGCAGGAATGGCTGCGGCTCCGCGCCAATGCCGCCGGCGCGAACATCGCCAAGCTCGAAAAACGCGGCTTCGCTACGCACCATGACAGCCGCAAGGTGGCGGAAGCGGGCTTCGACGCCTGGTGGGCCGCGGAGCGCCGCCGCTGGGACGTTGAACGCATGGTCGACGAAGAGACCGGCCAACCGTTCACCGATGCGAAGCTCTACGCCGTCGCGCGCGAGGTCTATGCGACGATCGCCAGCGACGGCGCGATCGATCGCGCCCCGGGGTCCGTCGGCAAGCTGAGCTTCGCCAACCGGATGGGGCAGCATCGCTTCATCCACTACAAGAGCTATGCCGACTGGAAGGCGAGCCAGGCGGCCTATGGGTCCGGCACCGCGTTTGACGCCCTGCTCGGCGAGGTCAAGGGCATGGCGCGCTCGATCGCCGCAATGGAGCTGCTCGGGCCAAACCCCGATGCGACGGTGCGCTTCGTGCGCGATCGCGTCGCCGGCGATCCGGAGCTGTTCGAGCCTGGACGTCTACGTAAGCGCGACAAGGCGTCGAGCCAAGGCAAGGTCATTCAGCGCCTGTGGGATGAATATACCGGCGCGCTGCGGCAACCGGAAAACCGCGCGATCGCTTATGCCTTCTCGACCTATCGCGGGCTCGCTTCGGCGGCCAAGCTCGGCAGCTCGCCGGTGACCGCCACAACCGACATCGGTTACGGCATGGCGACGCGCCGTTTCAACGGGCTGCCCGAGGCCGGCATCGTTCGCGATTACGTAAAGCTCATGAACCCCGCCGATCCGTCGCACCGGCTCGCCGCGGCCTATCTGTCGTTCGTCCCCGAAGTCTGGACTAGCGCGGTCAGCGGACAGAGCCGCTTCCTGGTCGAGGAATTGACCGGCGAGTTCGGGCGGCGCGTGTCGGACGGCGTGCTGCGCGCCGCGGGGCTTAGCGCGATCACCGAAGCCGGGCGCCAGGCGCATGGTCTCGTGACCTTCATCCACGCGACCATGACGCGCGCCACGCCTTACGCCGAGCTCGAGCCCGCCTGGCGCGCCGCGCTGCAGCGCTACCGGATCGGCGAAGCGGAATGGGATCTGATCCGCGGCTCACAGACGGAGAAACTCGACAATGGGCTCGACCTACTGACGCCGGCGTCGATTGGCGACAATGAAGCGAAGAACCGCTTCCTCGAAATGGCGCATAACGAGCAGGATTTCGCGGTGCCATCGCCGGACCTCGAAACGCGCTCCCTGCTCAATGTCCAGGCGCGCAAGGGAACGCTGACCGGCGAGCTGCTGCGCTCCTCGCCCTTGTTCCTCCGGACCTTCCTGATCGCTTCCATGCTCCGCCACGGCGGCCGCATGGTCGAGCAGGCCGGCGTGCGCGGCAAAGTCGGTTATGCACTTTCGGTCGCGATCCCGGTCACCGTCATGGGTGTGCTCGCGCAGCAGCTCTACGAGATCGCCAACGGCCGCGATCCGCGCCCGATGGACCCGTCGACCAAGGAGGGACGCAATACCTGGGGAGCAGGTTTCCTTAAGGGCGGCGCGCTGTCGATGCTGGGCGATCTGATCGGCCTCACCGCCCAGGGCAAATATATGAGCGCGACCGAATATGCGGCGGGGCCGCTCGCCGGCGACGTCGACCGCGCGATATCGGCCGGCTGGGGCGTCGGTACTGGCAAGAAGCACGCAGGCTCGCGCGTGCTGCAGCTGGTTAAGGAGAACACGCCTGGCGGTAACGTCTGGTACACGCGGCTGCTGACCGACCGGCTGCTCGCCGACCAGATCCAGCGCTCGATCGATCCGGACTACGCCGACATCCAGCTGCTGCGTGAGCGCGCGGCCGAAAAGAACGGGCAGGAATTCTACTGGGCGCCCGGCGAGACCGCGCCGGCTCGTGCGCCCAATCTTTACAACGCAGTCACTGGGGGGACCAGGCAATGACGCTCGGCACGACGACGCCGCAGATCGACTATGTCGAGGACGGCAGCACCCTCGTCCACGCGATCCCGTTCCAGTTCGAACTGGCGGCTGACATCGTCTGCTCGAGGATCTCGGCCGGCGTCGAGACGATCCTGACGCAGGGCGTCAATTTCACGGTCAGCGGGGGCGGCGGCGGGACCGGCACCGTCACCAAGCTCAGCGCAGGCGTCGCCGGCACCACGTTCCGGATCAAGCGCCAGACGAGCCGCGCGCAGCAGACCGATTACACTCAGGGCGACGCCTTCCCGGCGGAAACTCACGAGGATGCGCTCGACCGCCTCTCCGCGGTCGACCAGGAGCAGGACGTCCGGATCGCCGACATCGAGCTCAGGACCATCCGCACGGCGATGGGGAAAGTCGGCATCGTTCTAACGGCCGCAAACGTCAACGTGCTGATCGGAACTGATGCCAACGGCAACTTGACGCTGTATGACCTCACGAGCTTCAACGTCGGCCCGGCAGGTCCGCAGGGGCCCACCGGCAACATCCTCGCCAACGGCGACTATGGCGACATCAGCTGCACCGGCGGCGTGCTGTCGATCGACCTCGGCGTCGTCACGCTCGGCAAGATGGCGAACCTCCTCGCCAATTCGATCATCGGCAACAACACCGGCGCGGCCGCGCAGGCGCAGGCGCTGAGCGGCCTGCAGGTTACGGCGATGTTGCTTGCCTTCACCGGCGACAGCGGCGCGGGCGGCGCCAAGGGCCTCGTGCCCGCGCCGGCGGCGGGCGACGCGGCCGCCAACAAATATCTGTCGGCCGCCGGCATCTGGGCCGTGCCTTCGGTTGGCGCGCTCGCCAATGCTCTGACCTTCAATTCCACCGGCGGCGCGGCGCCTGGCGGCACCTTCAACGGATCGGCTGCGCGAACGATCGATTACAGCTCGGTCGGCGCGGCGCCGGCGCGGCCGGCGATCCAGTCAGGCGCCAATACCAGCTTCAGCGCGGCCGATGCGGACAACAACACGCACAAGGTGCTCGGCGGCGCTGGGCAGACCCTCACGCTCGGCAGCATTACGGCCGGCACCAGCTTCACCGTTCGGGCGACGACGGCCTGGACGATCGCCTGCGCCGGCGGCCTGTCGAAGAACGGGGCCGCGCCTGGCGGGGTCACCGCCGGCAATATTGCGGCCAACTCGCTGATCACCTTCCTTCACGAAGGAAGCGGCGTGTGGGTGGCGTCGGGCAGCGGGCTCACCTGATGCTGCATTTCGCCCGCATGCTGCTCGGCCGGACGTCCGGTGCAGCGCCGCTCGACAGCCAGACGGTCACGAGCGGCGCCAGCGGCAGCGCGATCAACCAGGACCGCGTCCGCGGCTTCGCGCAAGGATCCCTGGGCTCGATCTCCGACGGGACCAGCAACCTCTACGGCGGCGCTGCCGTATTGGCGCTACTCTGGGACGAAAACGGCGGCAGCCCGAGCGACCTGGTCCAATTCCAGGTCGCCGGCGTGCGGGCGAACAGCGGCTGGACGACGATGTCGGTTGGCGGGATCAACTTTTCGCGCGCGGCCGCGACCTTCTCGACGGCCGGCGGCAACACCAGCTGGATCTGGAACAACCTCGGCTACACCGCGGGCACCAACCCCTTTGGCGGATCCGGCGCAGATCATTCGGTAGTTTTTACATGATCGCGTCTGGATCCTTTCCTCCAGTTGGGGAGCGTGGCGGTGGGCATTGATCAGGTCGTCGTACTGGCCGGGCAATTCGGGCCGATGGGGCTGCTCGTGGCCTATCTGATCTGGCGCGAAAACGGCGAGCGCAAGGATCGCCGCGAGCTCAAGCAAGCCGACATCGAGGCGCGTGAGAAACTCGCGAGCTCGCTCACCGCGCTGTCGATGGTCATCCAGGGGAGGCCGCATGTCTGACAACCTCTTGGCCGCCATTCGTGCCGAGGCCGCGGCGGCGGACGCACTCACCAGGGCCTGCGCCCGGCACGGCGCCATCGCCGACGCGACCGCTTCCGGCAATCACATCGTGAACGCGCTCCGGCAGTCGTTTCGCGTCGCCGCATTGACCCCGACGGACATGCTCGCAGCCCTGGGAAAGATCAAATGAGGGGAGGGGAATGATGGAACAGGCCGATCCGCAGGATCCGCTGCCCGAAAGCAAATGGCTGTGGCGGCGGCTGCTGACGTTCGGGATCGTCATCTTCGGTGCCTGGCAGATGCATCTTGCCGGCAACCGCCTGGCGCGCTTCGGCGAACATCAGCCGGTCGAAGCGATCCGCGCGATGCTCAACCTCGTTCACTGGCAGAGCGTGAGCATGTGGATCGTGCTGCTGCTCTACATGATCGCGCCCTCGGCCGAGCAGCTGGCGAAGATTATCGCCACGCTGTCCGCGCTCAAGAGCGGGGTCGCGCCCGAGCTGGTCACCAAGGCGGGCGCGGTGGTTGCCGCCGCGGCGGGCCCGCCCTCGCCGCCGGCTCCGGCCTATTCCGGGCCCGACCTCAGCCACGCACCCGCCGCCTCCAACGCGCCGAAGGATGTTCCATGGCACTGACCGACAGCGAGATCCGCGCCAAGCTTGCGGATGCCGGTGGCCTGCTGCAGGCCTGCGTCGCCGAGCTCGACGCACGGGCGCAGCCGGCGGTTGCGGCGCCCGCCTCTCCCGCCGTGGCGGCGCGCCGCCCGATCGCCTGGGGAGCGAAGGTCAGTCCGACCTTCCGCGACCGCGTGTGGTGGATCTGCGACACGCTCGAGCTCAACCCCGACGATCTGATGGCATGCATGGCGTGGGAGAGCGGGCGCAGCTTCTCCGCCTCGGTGACCAACATGGCCGGATCCGGCGCCGTCGGCCTGATCCAGTTCATGCCGTCGACGGCGAAGTCGCTGGGGACGTCGACGGCGGACCTGGCACACCTGACGGCCGAGGATCAGCTGCGCTTCGTCTACAAATATTTCCAGCCCTGGAAAGGGCGGCTGAAGAACCTCGCCGATCTCTACATGGCGATCCTGTGGCCGGCGGCGGTGGGGAAGCCGGACGATTATGCCCTGTTCACCGGCGGCGTCGCCTATCGCCAGAATGCCGGGCTCGACAGCAATCGGGACGGGCGGGTCACCAAGGCCGAGACCGCTGCCAAGCTCTACGCGATGCGCGCCGAGGGCCTCAAACCGGAGAATGTCGGATGATCGAGATCATGGGCCTCAGGCTTGGCGCCCGCGCGATCGCGGCGATCGCAGCGATCCTGCTGGTGGTTGCATTTCTGCTGTGGGGGCCTGCGGCGTGCCGGTCCTACTTCACCCAGAAGAGGACGGCCGAGGTGGCCCAGGGGCAGGCTGGCGCGGCGATCAACTCGGGCGCCGAGGCGACCAGCACGCTCGGCAACATCATGGAGAACGGCCAGGCGACCGACGCCGCCGTCAAGGAGGGAAACAATGCGATCCACAACGCTAGCGAGGCCGATCGCGGCCGCGTTGCTACTGATGCCGCTTGTCGGCTGCGTGCATACCGCGATCTCAAACGATGTGCCGCGTTGCGAGGATCTGATCCCGCAGCAGATGCGCGGCCGCGTCCCGCCCATTGACCTGCCGGAAGCGAAGCAGCACGCCGACGGCCACCAGGACGCCGAGCCGTGGATGCAGGGCTTCCTCGGCCAGACGGGGCAGCTCGATAAGGCGAACGATCGCGGCGACGGGATCGACCATATCTACCGAACCTGTCTCGACCAGCACCGCCAGGCACTGCAGCGCGCCAGGCGCAAGATCTTCTGAGCGGCGTGTCGTAAGCTTGAGCCTTCCAACATTGGCCGAAAATGTGTCGATGTTGGAAGGCTGATGGGGTGCTAAGCTGTTGAAATCATTCAACCCTGTGAAGCTTGGAAGGCTTCTGCTCTACCATTGAGCTACACCCGCAACACGCTGAAAACGCTCTATTTCTGGAACAGCCTTTCCAACATTTCCGACTGTTTTATGTTGGACGTTCCAACATTTCGTTCTCAGGCTGTTCGCGTCTAGCCGGGTCAAACCGGTTTTCGCAAGGCCCCGATCGAATGGCCTAGCCCCGGCGCGCGCAATTCGGCGCCGCATTGGCACTCGGGCCCATAATAGCCTTTGTAGCCCTTCGGCTTGCCGCACGCCGCGCACCGGGTCATGTCTGCCGGCGGCGGCGCGGCCGCGTCGAATTTCATTTCGTCTGCCGGTGCCGCGCATCCATCCGAATGTCATGGAGCCGCTGCGCGGCGTAGTCGCCGACTTCCTTGACGCCGTGCCGCGCGATGAAGCTGCGCAGCTGCAGAAGCGCCTGGCGCTCGCCCTGCTCGAATTCGGTGTAGTCGGGCTCGTTCACTGCGCCTGCTCCTGTTTCTCCGGCTTCGCGCCGCGGACCTGGCTGAGCGCGATCGCGCGGGCTGCCATGCCGGTGGTGCGGGGCATATAGGTTTCGAGGATCCTTTTGGTATCGTCGAGCGTGTGGCCGGTGATCGCTGCGATCAGCTGGTCGGCAATGCCGAGCTCGCCCTGGTAGACGACGGCGGTGCGGCGGAAGTCACGGTACTGCAGCGCCTCGAGCTCGCCGGCGAGCTCGTCGTCGCCATTCTCCCGGGCGATGTCGATCGCCCATTGGCGGAGCTCGCCGAAGCGGCGGATGAAGCGGCGCTGGCCGGCTTCCATGTTGGGATGCGTCCAGGGGAGCTTGCTGTCGTCATCGAACAGCAGGCAGGTGACGCCGGCGGCGCGGGCGCGCTCGAACTGGGTTTCGATCCGGCGGCGGGTGGCGCCGACGACGGGCACCTCGATCCAGACCTTGCCCTTGCCCTGGCGCAGGCGGATGCCGGCGACGCAGCGGCGCTCATCGAACGCCTTCGTCGCCTCGGCCAGCTGCTCCCACACCTCGGGGTCCATCTTGTAGTGCGGGATCTCGACATATTGGTTGAGCTGCAGGCGCAGCAGGTCCGCCTCGCGCTGGCCGATCGAGAAAGCGAGATCGATCGCCAGCTCCATCGATGCGTCGACGTCGGCCGCAACGGCGAGGATCGCCTCGCGCGCGGGGGCCCACCAGATCTGGTCGCGCGGCGCCGGCTGCGCCAAAGCGAAGTCGGCGAACGGGTTGCTGGCCCTGGGGACCAGGCGCTGCTGCTCGAGCCAGGAGAAGAGGGTGCGGCCGACGCGCAACGTCTCGTGCGCGGCGTGGTGGCGGACCTCTCCGGCCCAGCGGCCTTCCTTCGCCGGCAGCATCAGCGCGTCGCGCAGCTTCGCCACGCGATCGGCGGTGATCGAGCTCAGCGCGATCCCGCGCCCCCAGGCCTCGAGCGTCCGGCATTTGCTCCGGTACTGGCGCGCCGTTGCGGTCGCGACCTTGGTCCCCGGTGTCTTGACCGACGGAAAGTCGGCCTCGCGCCATCTGGCGATCGCCTGGTCAAGCGTCAGCGGCCGCTGGGCCCTTCTGAGTTCATTTGGGCGCAGCTCGGCCGCGCCGTCGACCTCGGCGTTGAGCCGGCGCGCAGCCTCGGCGACCAGCTCGGGAATGTCGTCGGCCGCGCCGCCGGTGCCGAGCGCGCGCGGGTGCCAGCCCTTTTTGCGCAAGGTCGCGCTCGGCTGCCAGTACCAGCTGGTGAGGCCGCTAAGGTTGGTCTTATGGACCAGGCGGGGGATGCGGATGGTCGCCACGAAGACCTCCTAGTGCGCGATCGCCGGCGGGACGATGCGCCGCCGGCGAGTCCGCGTCAATCGGCCCGCTGGCCGAGGCAGGAAGCGGCCACTTTGTGGATCTTCGCGAGCAGCCCGTCGGGGCTCAGGCTCCCCTTCGTCATGTCGAGCGCGTCGAGGTCCGCGGCGTCCAGGTTGAGCAGCTCGCCGGCGATGCTCGCGACCTCGGCCGACGTTTCGCGGCGTTCGTCATCCAAAACCATCAGGACATGCTCTCGGCCGTCAGCGCCGAAGGCTTTGATCTTGCCGTCGTCCGTTCCGACGATCCGCTTCACCTGGAACTTCCGCGCCTGGGTGATCGATCGAATGGTGATACCGGCGCCGGAGCGGCAGGCTTCCCAAGTCACTTTCGGTTCGTGCATCTAGGTACTCCTCCTTGGTGTTGGCGGCGGCGGAGGGGGAACAACAGGCAACTCCTCCGCCGCCGATCGCCGGGCAACTGCGCCGGGATTTCGTTACGAGCTGCCCTGCGTTGGAAGCTGTTCGAGCATGGCCTGACGGGCCTCGTGTTCGCCGATCTTGATCGCGGTGCGGAAAGCGACGGTAATGACCTTCGTCGCTCGCGCCTTGTCCTGCGGCTTCATCTTGCCGAGCGCGATCATATGCCCGACCGTCAAGCCTGCGAACATCGCCCCCGCCGTTGGGATCATGCCCTGCAGCAGGCCAAATTGCTCGGCATCGCCGGCGGCGTTCAGCATCGGCGCAATGATCCCGCGCATGCGGCCGACCATTTCCTCGAGCAGCTCGCGGTGCGTTGGGTCATCCATCACATTGAGGACGCCGATCCGGTCAGGGTGGCTCATGCCGCCTCCGCTTCGTCGTCCTCGAGCATGGCCATGACCTCGAGGATCACCTTGCGCAGCGCGGCCGTGCGCGCCGGCGCGCCGAGCACGCCGACCAGGGCGGGATGCGATGCCCACTCGTCGGCCGAGCTCGCGCTGAGCGCTTCGCCCAGGCAGTGGACGTTGAAGCCGTCGGGCTCTCGCGTGAAAAAGCCGAGGACGGTGCCGAAGATCAGCCCGCTATAGGTGATCACCTGGCCGCGGAACGCCTCGCCGATCATCACCAGCGCTGCAGCGACCTTGTCGGCGCCGTGCACGCGAAAGGCGGTGTAGAGCGACTTGGTGCAGATCAGCTCACCGGGCTGCAGCGCCTGTGGTTGCGGCGTCTGCGCGATCGAAAGTCCGGCGGCGGTGACCAGGTGCTCGATCGTGACGGTCGCTTCGTCGCCGCTGGCGACGGCAGCGCGCCACATGTCCATTGCATTGACGCGCACGCGGTGCCGGTTGGCGGCGACGAACAGAGCGGCTTCCTCGGCCGAGCCGGTGTAGTTGCCGACGGCGCAGGGCAAATAGAGAATGTCGCCGCGGCGCTTGGCCGCTTCCCAGCGGTGCTGCCCGTCAATGATCCACATGCCGCCCTCGCGGCTCGCGACCAGGAGCGGGGTGCACAGGCGCCAGTCCCAGCGGGCGGCGATCCCGTCGATCAGCCGCTGCGAATTCTTGCTCTGCGTCCCGCGCTGATAGGAGCGGTCGACGGCCAGGCGCTCGACGCCAATGAACTGGACCGCTGGCGGTTCGCCGATCGGCGGTTGAAACTTCACGGCCTTGGCCTTGGGGGGGGGGCAGGTCATGCTGCAGCTTTCTCCATTGAGAGGTTTTGCGCGATCACCACTTCGCCGAGCTCGAGCAGCTCCGCGCGGGTGCCGTCGAAGGCGAAGCCGTGGCGCCAGTAGAGGTCGTGCACCGCCTCGAGGCGCTCGAGCTGGGCCTTGGCCTGATCGCGGGTCAGGCGGCCCTTTTCGACCTCGGCCGGGTAGCCGTACCGCCGCGCCATGATCTCGCGGCGCATCGCTTCGACCTTGGCCGTCCAGCTGATCCCGGTTTCGGCACGGAACTCGCCGAGGCGGTCGGAGAGCGTCCAGCCCGCGCCGGCGTGGCCTTCGGCGGCCCAGCGCAGCATCTCCTCGAGGTCGCGGGCGATGCTCAGCCACACCGCCGCCTGGGCGACGGCGTCCTCCTCGGTGAGCTGACCCTTGGCGATGCGCCCGGGCGCGGCCGCGGCGAGGCTGTCGAGCGTCCGGCGCACCTCGCCGGCGAGCTGGTCCTGCTCGTCGTGAAACTCGAAATGATAGAGGCGGCGGACGCCAGGCGTGTAGAGATCGAACGGCTCAAGCATGCGCCTGCTCCTCAACGATGAAGCGGCCTGCGGCGTCGGGGAAAAAGCATAAACCCCGACGCCGATCGCCAGCACCGCGCTGCGATGTGGTCACGCGCCGAGCTCGGTGCGGCCGATGGTCACCGGCTCATAGATCTCGGCGAAGATGTCGGGCTTGCAGGGATAGAGCTCGCCGGCAGTGCCCTTGATGATCCAGTCGCCCGGGCTGGCGCTGATCATCCCCTCGAGCGTGCCGATGAACACTTGGTCGCCGACGAAGGCAACCTGTCCCGGGTCGAGTGCGATCGGGGCGTCGGCCAGGTCCTCGCCGACGGCGGCAAGCCACTGCGGCGCGCCGCCGACGATCACTTCGCCGTTCCACTGGACAGCCTCGACCTCGACGGGCTTCTTGCGGAACGTGCTCATGCGACTTTCTCCTGCTGGCGCGACGCAGCGTCGCGGATCTCGGTGAGTTTCTCGATCAAGGTGTCGAGCTCGGGGCCGGCGGCGACGACGGTGCCGCAGCCGCTAGCCTTGGTGACGGCGAGGTAGGCACCGGGCGTCCAGTGGCAGTGGTCGACCACGAGCACGGCGCCGCTGACGGTGTGGATGATCACGGAATGCCCCACAAAGTGGTATGCGGGGGCCCCGATGCCGCGCGCAGCTCCTGAGAAAGGCGCTGGACTGCCGCGTGAAGCGTTTCACCAGGGCGGCGCTCTGCCGCGGCCGTTTCGGCCATCGCGCGCCGCCATTCGATATTCTCGCGGATCTGTTCCGCCGCTGGGCGGATGCCGGGATCGGCCAGCACGCGGCTTTGCGGCGCCGGCACTGGGCGGCCCGCGATGAGCGCCTGGACGCGCTCGATCGTGCGCGGTCCCGGCTGCTGCGCCTGCTGCAGCTGGCGCACATATTTGGATGGCTGGCTGCTGAGCGGCCTGACAAATTCGCCGAGCGTCACGCCGGCGGCGCGCGAAGCGGTCCAGAGCTGATGCACCAGGTCCGCACCTGTTGGCCCCCCAGGATGCGTCATTCCGGGACCTCGACCTGGCAGCGGTCCCACAAGGCGATGAGAATGCCGCCGGCGATCTCGACATAGCGGAGGCACTGGTCGCGGCGCAGCGGCGGCAGGTTCATGCGACCGATCGGCATGATCTCGGTGAAGGCGTTGAGCCGGTCCTTCGCCGCGTGGGCGAGGAGCGCGATCGATTTCTCGAGATCCGCCTCCGGCGTGTGACCGTGGGTGACGATCTGGACGGCGCGCTTACGCGCGAAGGCGTCGACGGCGCCCCCGGCCTTGATCGCTGCGACATGCTCTTCAAGGGGAAGCGGCAGCAAGGGCTCTGCCGCTTCCCCGGCACCGAGCAGGGGCCACTCGGGTTTCAATTTGACTGCTCCGGATGGGGATCTCCATGCGTCAGCATGAAGCGTGCGCCGCGACCTTGCCGCGCATTCAGGTGACGGGCGCAGCGTTCCCAGTCGAACGGCTCGCCGCTCACCTGTTCGCGCGCGGTCTCGACGAACGCGGCTTCCACATCCTTACCGCTCAGAGGCATGGCGCTCCTTTCACTTTGCGAGGATCCGGCCCTGGCGGCGGGATCGGCGCCGAGCGCGGTGTGAAGTCGGCGATCGGGATCAGGCCGGCGCGTTGCTCGAGCTCGGCCGCGGCCTTGCGGATCATCGGCCGGAGATCCTCGGGGCAGCGGTGCGCGCTGGCGCGCAGGTCCTGCACGAGTTCGCGAAGCCCGTTCATTCCGGCCTGCAGTCGAAAAAGTAGCGAACCGGGAAGGTGCCTTCATCGCGCGCGCGGGCGAAGTCTCTCCCGTTTGCGCAGCGGCGGCCCAGTGTGTCGACACAGATCGCGGAGAGCGGGCGGCCGTTGCTGTCTTCCGCCACCGTCAGGCGTTTTGACGCAAAGCTTACCCAGTCGTCGAAATCTCTGAATTCGCCTTCCCAGCGCGGGACGAGGTTGCATGGCGATGCTTGTCGCGGCCAGGAAAGCCCTACGCGGATGCCGCGCTCGATTGCGAGCTCGCTCATAAGAACCAGCTGATCACCCAGGCGGGAACGAGGACGCACAGCATGCCGGCGATAAAGCCCCCCAGCGCGGCGCCGATGAGCAGCGACGTCAGGAGCGCCTCGGCATTCTCGCCGGCGAGCGCGTCGCCGACGTCCTCGCGAATTCGGTCGAACGTCGTCCGCATGATCAACGGGCCCCCTGTTGTTGGCGCACGCGCGCTTCGGCGCCGGCGAGCTCACCGGCGCGCGCGTCGAGAAGGTGAGCGTCGCGCGCGGCGTTGCGATCGTCGGTGACGGTGACCAGGTGCGGCGGAAGGAAGCCGTCGAACCAGGCGTCGACCGCGGTGCGGATCCAGCGGCTGTGCAGGCCGACGCCCTGGCGGCGCCTCTCGTTGAGGCCGAAGTATGGCAGCGGCTTGGGAAAATGCTCGTTGGCGATCAGTAGCCGCACATAGTTCAGCAGCCAGTCGCCGGACTTGTCGGAAACGCCGGCGCGGGTCGCGATATACCAGAGCGACACGCCGCCCTGTTGCTCGGCCCTCAGATCATCCCTGGTCGGGACCAGCCCCATTTCACCACCCCCACGAAGATGTGGGCGGCGTGGTATTTCCGTTTTGGCTATGTTGTCAAGCGTTACGTTGCCGAAATGGCTATGGTCGCGCTGGGCGGCGTACAATTCCTCGCGCGACATTCAGGAGCGAACGTCTAAAGAGGCCGTTCATTGCGCGGTAGCAGTCGAGCAACTCCTGTTCCTCAGAAGTAAGAGCTTCAATGATGGCGGCTGGTGAGGTCCCTAGCGCTTTGGCCCAGATCTCCAGTCGCTCGATCGTCAGGGACAATGGACGTTTGCCATTCTCAATATCGTTGACGTGCGTGTGCGACATGGCGACCAGCGCCGCGACGTCGCGAACCGACAGTCCCTTGTCCTTTCGCAGCCTGCGCAGCCGCGAGCCGACTTCCTTTGTGGTGGTCACGCAGCGTCGGCGGTAAGCCGCTCGAGCTCCTCTGGAGAAAGCAGCGCCCTCGCGAGCGCGAGGATCTGCCGTTTCTGCGTCTCGTCGGCCGCGCGGAACATTGAAATGAGTGCGTGCTCGGGCCCCTGAAGGCGATCCGGGTTCTGGTGATCAGGCAGCAGATCCGCGGGTGCGACCTCGAGCGCAGCGGCTAGGCGGTCCATCCATTGCTGGTCGAGCCCGCGCTTACCCATCTCGACCTTATTGAGCGCGGACGGCGTGACGTTGGCACGTCGCGCGAGCTCAACTTGGGAAATACCCCTCGCCTCGCGAAGCTCGCGAATGCGGTTCGGGGGTGCGCCATCGTTTGCCACCCGTCGAAGATAAACAATCTGCGACATTTCCAAATTGGCATATTGCCATAGTGGCAATGTAAAAGATAGCCATAATGGAAATTCGGGGGAGTAGCGACGGTGACGCTTCGCGAGTGGAGGGAGAAGACGGATCTTAGCCGGCGTGAGCTGGCCGAGCAGCTTCGCACCGACACCGCCACCATCTTTCGTTGGGAACTTCCGCGGGGCCACGCCGACAAGCGGATCCCGACGGCCGGCTTCATGGACCGGATCTATCAAATCACCAAGGGTGAGGTCAGCCCCAACGATTTCTACGACCTGACGCCGATAGGCCAAGCCGAGCTGCCGCTTGAGCCGTCGCCCACGCCGCTGTTCGACGGCGCAAGCGCTTCCGAAGACGGCCACCAGCTGCAGGCGGCCGCCTGATGTTTTGTTGTCCACACATTTCCCCACCTGGGCTGCGTTCGCGCCTCGCAGCATTCGATCCGGCGCAACAAATTAGGTTACAGCTGCCTTACTGCAGCATTAACCGACGCGGTGCATCCGGCGTTCGCCGTGAAAAAATTTCCGCTGCGAAGGCAGTCACTTAGCCGTGGCCGGGGGGGTCCTTGAAATTCTCGGCCTGCTCGCGGTGCTCGCCGGCATCGCCGAGCTGCTGACCAGGCTGACCGCGCCGAAGAAGAGGCGCAGCACCGCTGTCGTCGATCCGCTCTGGCCGCGGCTCGAGCCTGAGGTCGAAGAGCTGCGCCGGAAGGCGTTGCTGTAGTGCACGGCCGCCTCTCCCAGCCCGCTGGCCGGGTGACCCGTGTCGCGGAGCTCGCCAGGGCCCGTGCCTTCCGCGGCCTGACCGAAGAGGATTGCGAGATCTGGTTCGGTGTCGGCAGCGCGACGCTCGAGCGGATCGAGGCCGGCGAAGTCGAGCCGAGCGACGAGCTCGACCAGCGCATCAACCGTTTCCTAAACGTGGTTGGCGGGGGTGGTTTCCCCTTTCCCCCGCCCACTCCCGGCTCGTCATTGCAACGCGGCGAGCCCACTGGCGCCGGGGCTGCGGTTGCCCCCGGTCCCGGCGCCAATTTTGGAGAAGCATTTGAGGGCGGCCCCATCCACGCCAACCGGGGGACGCTGTGAACGCCGGCGTCGTCCAGCAGGCGGTGGTCGACGAGCTGCGGCTGTGTGCCGGCGGCAAGGCGCCAACCATGCGGGAGCTGCGGCTGCAGCTGGGCTTCGGCGCCGGCGAGCTCGCCGCTGCTGTCCAGGCGCTGCGCTATCAGGGCAAGCTCGCTTGGGACAGGCTCGAGCTTTCGCCGAGCATGATGGCCGGCGAGGAGCCGGCGACAGTTTCGTCGCGCCAGCGGGAAGAAACTCCCCGATCGGTTGGATGCGACGAAGGGACCGCCGGAGGGGCGAAACCGATCCCCGACGATGGCGGTCCCAACGAGTTATCCGGAGGGGCGTCTGGTACGGCTCGCGAGGCCCCCAGCGCGGCGTCATCGGGCGCTGCCACGAGGGACATAGTCCGCGCCCCGCATAGCGAGAGGGACCAGGCGGCCGGCGCGTCGCCTGGTCCCGACGACGAAGAGGACGGGGGTGTCAATGACGTCACGTCGGCCCAGCAAGGGCGCGAAGGGATCGGGGCGCTACCGGCAGAAGGTGAAGCTGGGGATGTGCCCCTATCCCTACGACCGCAACGCGAAGAGCTTCCAGATGGGCGCCTGGCGCAACCAGGATCCGACGCAGCGCGCGATCAACCAGCGGGCGCTGAGCTACCAGGGCAAGCCGCTCCCGCCCGAGCGGCAGCCGGCGCACCGCTAGGAGGCGGCTTCGTCCCCAAGGCGCTGCTGCACAAGGCTGGCATCCATGCCGCAGGCACGCGCGCAGCGAACAAGGCGCCGCCTCCGCCGCGGCACGAGCCGGAGATCTCACGCCTGGTCCGCGAGGAAGTCAGCGAGACGATGAACCGGCGCGCGCGTTCGCGTTCGACCGCGACGGTGCGGCAACCGCTCGAGTGCAGGAAGTTCGGCGTTCCTGATCTCAGCTTCACCGAGGGCGTGCAGTCGCTCCTGGCCGAACATCCGAACGACCTGATGGCTGCGATCAGCCGCAAGCATATCCAGACCTGGCGCCGGATCCTGCTGCTCGCGCGAGCTCGCGGCGAGCGCCCGGCGCAGACGCTCTACGCGGTGCTCGAGCGCGGCCTTGCCGAGCTTGGGGCTGCCCCGCCCACGGCCGAGCGGGACGCGGCCTGATGCTGGCGCTTTACCCGGGCGGCAAGGCCGCCTTCCTGGCGAAGCACGGGAAGGGGGGCGGCGTGGTCGCCGCCGGCGCCCTCGCTCTCGGCGTAAACATGATCGAGCTCGACGGCTATCTGAACAGCTCGCCGTTCGTCGACATTGTCCACGGCGGGATGGTCACCGCCGACGCCGGCGGCAGTACGCTTGCCGCCAATCTCGGCTCCGTGCTCGAAGCCGACCGGGACGCGAACGGCAACCCGTCGCATATGCCGACAGGCGCGAGTTATCTCGGGATCGCCTTCGACGTGCCGGGGACCAACGCCCAGCGCCGCTTTACCTACGACGATCCGGGCGGCCACTTTAGCGTCGTTTCGACCGGGAACATGAGCGGCGTGACCATCGCGCCGGGAAGCATCACCTTCACGCCCGATGTCGTGCAGCCGAGCTTCGCGCAGCCCTTCATCCACTATGCTTTGTCGGCAGGCGGCAACGCGAGCAATTTCCAGTGCCGCCCGGTCGCCGATCCGGGCGGCTTCATCGATGCGCAGTTCCAGACCAAGATAGGGCGCCTGGTCCGCAACGGCGGCACGGTACGGTTCCTCAAATGGGCGTCGCCGGCAGTCGAGAAGAACAGCTTCCCGACCGAAGCCGACCCTTACCCCAATCTGAAGTTTCCGGCCGACGGTGACGGAAAGCTACAGCAGCCGATCATTACCTGGGCGAACCGCAACACGCTGGCGAGCCCCGACTGGAAGCGGATGGACGGCGTGCCCGTCGAGGCGATCATCCGCTTCGCCAACGACCTCAACATCAATCCGTGGGTGACGCTGCCGTACAATTGCGCGGATAGCTACATCACGGGCCTCGCGCAGGCGTTCAAGGACGGCACGGGGACCAGCAACGGCGTCGGGCTCAACTCGTGGCTCAAGCTCTACGTCGAGATGAGCAATGAAGTCTGGAACTACGGATATTCTGTCGCTCATCAGTGCGCCAACGAAGCGACGTTCCTCGGCATTGCCCGCGAGGTCCGGTACGGCCAGAAGGCGCTTAACGCGTTCAACTTGATCACGACCGTCTACGGTGCCGAGGTCTCTACTCGCGTCGTCCGCGTGCTCGCCTGGCAGAATGCTGCAGATCCAAGTGTGTGGGACAGCATGTTCGCCGGCGTCGCCGGTCTGCAGGCCAAAACGGACATGCTGTCGACCGCGATCTATTACGGCGACAATGCCGATACCGGCCTTCCGACCAACTACACGACGAGCGTCGCAACCGCGCTCAGCGCTTGCCAGGCAACTCAACCCGCCGTCGTCGCACTCGCCAAGGCACACAAGGCCAAGGCGACGTCGCTCGGCCTGCGCTACGGCGCCTATGAAGCTGGGCCGACGCCGGTGTTCACCGATACGGCGTTCAAGTCGAGCTTCGCCCGCGATCCTGGTTTCGAGGGCGTGCAGCTGAACTTCCTGCAGGAATGCCTCAATCAACTCGGCTCTGGAACTCTGATCAACCTGTTCGCGTACAGCTACCTCGCGAACGACAGCGGCAATGGGTACACCTGGGGCATATGCGAATATACGTATCAGGACACCGCCTTCGCGCCGAAGTTCAAGGCGCAAGCGGAGTTCGGCGACGGAACGCGCATCCTTGGAAACCTGACGGGGATCCTCACCGTAACTGCAGGGGCTGCCAACGGCACCGTGGTCGGGCCGAGTAACGGCGCGATCTCGCTTGCCGGATTGTCGCTGTTTGATAGCGCCGGAGGAAAGTTCGGCGTCGATATAGCGACCGGAAATATCACCGTCGCCAATTCCGGCGCGGTGACCGCCGGCGTTTACAACATCACCGAGCGCGAGACCTATGCGCTCGGGTTCAACTCACCCCACGATACGGTCCGGACGATCATCGTCGATGCAGCAGACCCGGCATGGGTGCCGAGCTCGTCGTCAACACCGCTCGCCGGATGGTATGACCCGTCGAAGCTCTCGACCATGTTCAAGGACACGGCGGGGACGCAGCCGGTTACTGCTGATGGCGATCTCGTCGCGCTTATCAAGGACCGCTCGGGCAACGGCCACGACCTGATCCAGGCAACCGCGACCAAGCGGCCGGTCTATCGTACCGGCGGCGGCAAGCCATATCTTCAGTTCGACGGCGTCGACGATTGGCTGTCGGCGGCGACCGCCAAGGTAATCACCGATGGCAGCGGCCAGCACAGCGCCGCGGCGGGCGCCTATTTCGCCGTCAATACGGGCACTCAGTCACCGATAGACGCCGATGCCGCCGTGCGCGTGTCGCAGCTCGTTCGGCTTAACGGCGGCCACGTCGAAACGATCGCGTTCAAGAACGACGGGACGCCATTCACCGATAGCGGGCCAAATATCGCCGCGACGACCAGTCTGGTGCTGTCCGAACGAACCTCAACGACGACGACCGAGGCTTATATCGGCGGTACTGGAAACGGATCTACGGCGGTTAGCGGGACCATGCAATCGAGTGCAGTCCAACTCGCCATCGGTAACTCACCCGCAAACGGTCAGCCGCTAAACGGTCGCTTCTACGGCGGCGCTGTCTACAAGGGTGTGATCAGCGCCGGGGATCACACCAACCTGGTGAACTACCTTCAGGCGAAGATGCCTTAATGGCGTGGCCGCATGCTCATCGAGCGAGGATCCACGATCCATTCGCGCTGCCAGCTTTCAGGCAGCCAGAACTGCCACCACCGGCGACGGTGGGTGAGCGTCACGATGCTCACGATCCTCCCGTCCTCTCCTTCTTCCAGGCGCGGCCGGCGAGCTTGATCCACGGGCGCCGGTCCGGTGGTCAATCGATCGAAAGGCATGCTCGTCCCCTGTTGTTAATGCAACACCGAGCAAGCGCGTTGTTAACGCCGGTGAGTCCGCGATGCAAATTCGGGCTCGCCGCGTGAGCCGTTGCGGGACACAATTCGCGGTCAGCATCGACCTGATCAAGGCGCGCGCCAATGACCGGGTGCGCGAGCTCGCGGCCGAGCTGCTTCCCAACGGCCGCGAGGAGTGCGGCTACTGGCGCACCGGCTCGATCGCCGATGAACCTGGGCAGAGCCTCGCGGTGACGCTGCAGGGGCCCGACAAGGGCATGTGGTGCGACCATGCGACCGGCGAAGGCGGCAACCTGGTCCAGCTCGCGGCCCTGACCGCCTTTCGCGGCGACGTCGGCCAGGCGATCGCCTGGCTGAAGTCCAAGCTCGGGCTCGACGATCTCGATCCGGAGCGCTTGCGCAAGATGCGCGCCGACGTCGCCGAGCAGCAGGCCGCTGAGAACGAAAAGGTCGCGGCCGAGCGCGAGCGCAAGCGGCGCAATGCGCAGAACATCTTCCTGCTCGCCAAGCCGATCGGCGGCACGCCGGTCGAGCTCTATCTCCGCACGCGGGGGATCGACCTGCAGCGGCTCGGCCGGGCACCCCGCTCGCTCGGCTTCTACCCAGAGCTCTATTGCGGGGAGGCGGGCCGCAAGCTGCCGGCGATGGTCGCGGCGATCGTCGCGCTCGACGGGGCGTTCATGGCCGTGCACCGCACCTGGCTGGCGCCGGACGGCAAGGGGGGCTGGACCAAGGCCGACCTCGAGGAGCCGAAGAAGGTGCTGGGCTCTTTCCGGGGCGGCTGCATCCGGCTGTGGAAGGGCGACAGTCGCCGCACCCTGGCCGAGCTCGAGGACGGCAGCGACGTGTGGGCGAGCGAGGGGATCGAGGACGGGCTTAGCGCGGCGATCGCCAAGCCCGAGATCCGCGTCGTCGCCGGCGTCACGCTCGGCAACCTTGGCGAGATCCAGCTGCCCGAGCAGCTCGGCCGGCTGATCATCATCGGCCAGCGCGACACCAAGCCCAAGACGCTCGAGGCGCTCGAGCGCGCGATCGGCGCCCAGCAGGAGCGCGGCCGCGAGGTGTGGCTGACGCCGCCGCCGGCGGGCGGGTTCAAGGACGTCAACGAGGCTCTAGCGGCTGCTTAGGGAGAGAACGGAAATGGAAGAAGACGTTACCAGCGAAAGTCTGCGGTCGACCGAAGCCGAATGTGCCGAAGGGCGCACCGCGCCGCGTGTCAGTCTCGACGACATCGAGGCGAATATCGCCGAGAAGCATTTCGTGCTTGGCATCCAGGCCGTGTCCGCTGCCGGCGGATGCTCGTTCTACGCCTCGCTTGATACGTTGACCCTGTGTTTGATCGTGCTGCGCAACGGCTTCACGATCATCGGCAAGTCCGCTCCGGCGTCGCCGGCGAACTTCGATGCAATGTTGGGTCGCAAGCTCGCCTATGAGGACGCGGTTCGCCAGATCTGGCCGCTGATGGGCTACGAGCTCCGTGAGCGGCTGGCGCGAGAAGCCGCGTGAGCTCGCTCAATCCCGGCGGAAAGCGCGACACGCCCGGATCAGGGCGCGTTTTCGGTTCTCACCAGATCAAACGCATAATCCAGCAGCGCCTAGCTGACCGGGATTACAAGGTGGGTGCGCACACATCGATTGCCTTGGGCAATCGCCACGGCGGCCTCCATCTGCATTCGCGCGAGATCTCGCGTCGTCTGAGGCAGGCGGCGAGGCGGTCCGCGTGAGCATGTATGTGGGGCCAGTCCGGTTTCGCGCCTGTCCTGGCTGCGGCCGCGACCATTCGGCCATTCAGCGATGCGCGTCGCCGCCGGCGCCTCCGCGTCCCGGCCTTCGTGAACTGAAGGTCTCCGTGCGCTCGAGCGCGAGCGGCACGGCCATCGCGAGAATGCTGCTGGATGGCTAGAAGGGGCGGCCTCAAAGCGGTGAATGACGCGCTCGAGGGGGCGCGGCCTGCGCCGCGTGTCGCGCGAGGCAAGAAGGAGGAGGAGCAGCGCGAGCTGCCTCTCCTCCCCGCCGGCTGCCCGGTGAAGCCGCTCGGCAAGCTGCTGCAAACGTGTTTCTACCTCGACGAACAGGGCCAGCTGATCGCCCTCGGCCCGCGCGACCACGGCAAGACGCACATTCAGAGCCTCTTCGGCCGGCGCGCTGGGCTGGTCCACGAATATTGGCCGCGGCTTAGCGACAAAGTCGACGACGCGACCGGCGAGCGCAAGGTGACCGGCTGGAAGCCCGAGGTCGCCGCGGAGATCCTGCAGGCGGCCTGCGCGCACGTCGGGCTGTTCGATCCCCAGGGCAAGGTCCGCGACCGCGGCGCCTGGCGCGGGCCCGCCGGCGAGCTCGTCATCCACCACGGCGACAAGATTTACCGATCGGGCGCACCGCACGGCCTCGCCTGGGAAGAGCCGGACCTAATCGACGGCTACGTCTATCCGACTGCGCCGGCGATGCCGCGACCGGAGATCTCAGCCGTCGACCATCAGCCCGGCGTGTTCCTCTTGTCGCTGCTCCGCACCTGGTATTGGGAGCGGCCGAAGATCGACCCCTATCTACTGCTCGGCTTCATCGCCCAGGCCCCGTTCGGCGGCGCGATCGACTGGCGATCGCACGTCTGGGTGACCGGCGACAGCGCGACCGGCAAGTCGACGCTCGAGAGCAAGCTCTTGCAGTGGCTGCTCGAGGGGCTGCAGCTCCGCACCAACGACGCGACCGAAGCCTCGATCCGCCAGGTCCTCGGCAAGCAGACCCTGCCGGTGTTCTTCGACGAGCTCGAGGCCGAGGACAATAACGACCGGGCGAAGCGGGTGATCAAGCTCGCGCGCCTGGCGAGCTCGGCCGGCGTCATCTTCCGCGGCGGCAGCGACCACCAGGCGACCGAGTTCGTCGCCAGATCCTGTTTCTACTTCACCTCGATCCTGATGCCGCCAATGCTCGCCCAGGACCGCAACCGCATGGCGATCCTCGAGCTCAAGCCGATCCCGCCTGGCGCGCGCGAGCCGATGCTCGACCGGGCGCGGATCGTCGAGCTCGGCAAGCAGCTGCGCCGGCGCGTGATCGACCAGTGGGAGCGCTATGACGCGACCTTGCAGGCCTATCGTCGCGCGCTTGCCGGACAGGGCCACAGCGGCCGCTCGGCCGACCAGTTCGGCAACCTGCTCGCCTTCGCGGATCTGCTGCTCTACGACGGGCCCGAGCCCGAGCCCGACGTCCTCAGCGACTGGGCGGACGCGCTCAAGGCCTCCGAGCTCGCGGAGACGGCCGACAACCGCAGCGATGCGCAGGAGGCCTGCGAGTTCCTGACCGGCTTCCCGCTGCAGCTGCGCGGCGGCGACGAGCCGAAGCCGATTTCGCGCTTTATCGAGCTCGGCCTCGGCCGCGGCGTTACCAACCTCGACGGCAGCGATGCCGAGCGCGCGCGATCGACGCTCGAGAACCACGGACTGAAGCTCGTCGTGCTCACCGACAAGGGCGGCGCGGCCGTGCCGAAGCCCGGCCAGCTGCCGACGCACCTGGCGATCGCCAACTCGCACCAGGCGCTGGCGCGGATCTTCGCCAGCGCCAGCGGTGCCCGGGAGCGGCGCTGGGCCGACGGCGTGTGGTCGCAGACCTTCGGGCGCGTGCCTGGCGCCGTGCGGCGCGTCCAGGTGCGCTACGCAGACGATGCTGGGCGCAAGGCGACGCTTGTGCCGATCGACGCGCTCCTCGGCCTTGAGGAGGCGAAATGAGCGTGCTGCAGCTCATGCGGCCAGCAGCGCGCAGCGCTGCGATGCGGCCGCATTCCTCATTCCTTCCTTCGCCCTGGCCCGTTTCTGCCGCATCCCTTTGTTCCGCCTCTCTTTTTTTTGCGCCCGCGCCCCGGCCCGTTGGGAAGCAGTCATATTGGGTAGCCGTGCTGTGTTCCCAGTTTGATTGGGAACATGGGCGCGGGTGGGAACGCTTTTGGGAACATGAAAAGCGGCCCAATTCAGTGGCTTACGCGATTGTTCCCACTGTTCCCACTCCGGCGCGTGCGCGCGTAATGTGCTCGCGTGCGCGCGCGCTTGGTCTCATGTCTCTTTCCTTGGGAACATGGGAACAGTGTCTAGTTATCGAGCTAGATCAAGCACTTACGTTGTTCCCAAGCCTGTTTCCAGCGGCTCGGCGGGTGGGAACGTGGGAACATCCGAAGGCCTCGGCCCGCCTTCGTGACTGGCTCTGCGGCGCGGCGAATAAACTAGAGGTCGGATATGGTCATCCGCGGCTTCAGGCTGGGGATGCGCGGCGAAAGTTTCGGGCGCCGAACGCGCTCGAGCTCGGCCGCGGCCTGGTCGACCAGGCGCAGCTGCGCTCGGATCCGCAGAATGGCGGAAATCGGCCGTTTCCGCTGCGCCCGATCGGGCATGTTGGAAGGGCGATGTTGGAAGGCCGCGCGCAAGCCGCTGATCCGGCGTCGTTTTCCGTGCCGTGTCGGAAGCTTGGCAGGCTTCGCGGCCGTGCCCTGGGCGAGCTCGCCGGCCTTTTCGTCGCGAGGGCCCCCAGGGCCCCCAATCGCGGCCGCCGATCGTCCGCCATGCTGGCGATGGACGCCGGCGGAATTTGGATCGAGACCCGTTCCGGGCCGATCGACGTCCAGGCGGGCTCCATTCATGACTGGGCCATCCGGACGGTTGAGGAGAAGGCGCAAAATGACACGTCGCGGCGGGGGCCGGGGGGCGCGGATCTCTCGATCGCGGCCGGAACCGCGGGACGGGCGCACAGTCGCAGGGTTTGGAAGCGGGCCGGGGTGAATTTCTCTCCGGCGGTCGCCCGGCCCCACGAAGCCGGCGGAAACCGGACGCTGGGCCGCCGTAACGAAACTGTCAAGGGGCTCGCGGCGTGAGCGGTTGCACGCACCAGGACTGCGATCGCCAGGCGACGCATGGCCCGATTTTGATGATCCCTGCGAAGGGCTACGCGGCCGAGCCGAAGAACTGCGTCCAGATGTTCCTCGGTGTTGCTTGCTGTGAGCAGCATGCTTGCGATCCAATCACGCTCCCGGACGAGTCGAAGAGCCGCATTAGGACGGCGTTGATCGTCAGCGGGAAGGCGCCGCCCGATTTCGACCGCATGTGGATTGAGGCTCGTCCGCTCTCCGATCCAATGTTTGAGACGTATCGCGAGTTGGTCGCCAAGTCCGAAGGCGGGGGCCGGGCATGAGCGGCGAGCTGCAGCAGTCGATCGCGGACGTGGCGAAAGCACATGCGGCGGACATCGCGCGCGAGGAGCAGATGGATCTGCTCGAGCCTATCACGCCCGAGGAGATGGTCGAAGCGCGCGAGGAGCTCGGCGCCGAGGCTGGGCGGCTCACTCTGCTGCGCCATGCCCGAGAAAAGCGCCGCGGCCGGCCCAAGGGCGCGCGCAACAAGCGAACCGACGACCTGGCGAAGTACCTGCTGCAGTTCGGTGAGGATCCGCTGGTCGGCGCGATGCGCCTGGCGACGACGCAGCCCGAGATCCTGATCGAAGCGTCGAAACAGGAAAAGGTTCACAGCTTCAGCAAGGGCGGCACGCCGCGCGTGGTAATCGAGCGGATGACTTACAGCGAAGCCCAGGCGCTGATCATGCGCGCTCGCGAGCTCGTCGCCCCATACATCCACGGCAAGAAGCCGGTGCAGCTCGTCCACGACTTTAGCGGGCTCAAGGATCTGGTGATCGAGGGCGTCACCCACACGCGCGAAGAGGTCGAGGACATCGTCGATGCCGATTTCATCGCGATCGAGGATCAGCGGGGGACCGAAGAGTGAACAAGTTGCAGCTACTCGTTTCCGGCCTCGAGCTGGCCAAAGAATTCTGCGCTGCGAACCGCCTGCGGAAGCCAGGCGTCGAGCTCTACGATCAAACGAATTGGCGCTTCCCTAGCACGTGCGCTTACTACCGACCGGTCGCGATACACATCGCGCCGCACCGCTGCGCCCATATCGGCCGATCGGGACGTGCGTGGTCGTTTCCCGGTTATGTGATTGACCGGACACCGCATGGCGTCGTCCAGCACGAGCTTGGACACCATGCCGATCACACGCGCTCGGCCGTCAAGGGCGCCTACGGTGGAGATTTCAGCTCGGCCGTGCGCAAGGCGGCCGGCGAGCCAAAGCTCACGAATTACTGTCCGAACGACTGGGAATGGTTCGCGGAGATGTTTCGCCTCTTCGTGACCAATTCCGACCTCCTCCGAGCGGTGCGCCCCCGAACGCATGCTGCGCTGGTTGACGCCGGCTTTCGCCCTGTCGTCGATCGCCCATGGCGTGAGGTGCTGGCCGCCGCGCCCGATCGCACAATCGAAATGGCGGCGAGGAAGGCCGCTTGACCCAGCTCCGCCGCCTTCGTTCGCCTGGACCGATCGCGGATGCGTTCCTGCACTCGCGGGCGTTCATCTCGGCCGCGATCGGACCGGTGGGCTCGGGCAAGTCGATGACTGCGGCGCAAAAGCTGCTCCGCGTCGGCGCGCTACAGGGCGGCCGGAAAGACGCGCACGGCATCATCCGCCGCAAAGCGCGCTGCGGTGCGGTCCGCGAAAGCTACCCGAACATCGAAGCGAACATGTTGAAGACCTGGTTCAACATCGTCCCCGAAGAAGAGGGCAAGTTCAACTGGCGCGCGCCTTACGTCCACAAGTTCAGCAAGGTGCTGCGCCGCGACAGCGAGCATCGCCCGATCGATATTCTCGACATGGAAGTCGAATTCCGCGCGATCGGTGACAAGAGCGTCGAAGAAATCACCCGCGGCTGGGAAATCAACGCCTGCTGGATCGACGAATTCGACTTGCAGCCGCCCGAGCTAATCAGCTTCCTCTCAGGCCGCGTCGGCCGTTTTAGCGACCTTGATCCTACGCTCGTCGTCGATCCGCAAATGATCCTCACGCTCAATATGCCGTACATGGACAACCATGCTTACCGGCTGCTCCTCGAGCAGGAGCTCGGCGAGTTCGATCCGGAGACGAACCCCGAGATGGCGTCGGCGCTGCAGGGCCGGCCTTTGCTCGAGACATTCGTGCAGCCCGGCGGCCGGGACCCCAAAGCGGAGAACATCCACAACCTGCCCGGCGCGACGCCCGAAAACCCGGAGGGTGGCCGAGGCTATTACGTGCTGCAGGTCGCCGCCAACAAGCATCGCCCGGGCTACGTCGACCGGATGATCGACAACAAGCCGGTGCCGATGCAGTTCGGGCAGCCGGTCAACCCGGGCTTCAGCTATTCGGAGCACGTCCGCAAGCTCGAGTTCGATCCGCGCTTCCGGCTTATCGTGCCGATGGACCAGGGGCTCTACGCCGCGGCCGTCGCGCTGCAGCGCCTGGCGATGGGCCAGCTCCGCACCCTGCGCGAATGCGTGTTCATGCGCGAGGATGGCAAAGCGCTCGAGAAGATCGGGCCAACTGCGTTCGGCAAGGCGCTGAAGGCGATGCTGGCGCAGAATTTCCCGGACCTGGGCGCGCACGCCGTTCGGTTCGTTGCCGATCCGGCGGCCTTCGCGGCCGGCGATCGCCTCGACAATGAGATGGACTGGATCCGCGCCGTCGAGAAGGTGCTGGGGGCGAAGATCCACCGCGCGAAGAGCAACTCGCCGCAGCTGCGCAACGAAGCAATCTGGCAGGCCCAGGACAAGCGTGACGGCTATGCGATCGATCCCAGCTGTAAGCACCTGATCCGCGCGCACCTGGGCGGCTATCACTACCGCAAGGCCGAGATGGCGGCGAGCGCGACGGGCGTCGAGCATCGCGGCCACCTCGAGATCGCCGACACGATCTACACGCACGTCGCCGACGCCGAGCAATATGGCGCGCTCGAGGGCCAGCATGTCGTCGCGGAGCTCCGCGGCCGCAACCCGAGCCAGCGGCGGACGATCGTCAACGACAGCAATTACGACATTCTGGGAGGTGTCAGATGAAGCTTTTCAGCCCGAGCGGTGCTTTGGCGCGTCGATCGCTGCACAAGCTGTTCAAGCCGTCTGCCGGCGGCGGTGGATCGCTGCCGACGCCGATCCGCGATGGCGCCGCCCCGGGCGATCCGGAGCGGCTGCGACAGTTGTCGCGTCGCCAAGGCGGTGCGGCCGACATCGTGACCGGTTCCTACGGCGCCGCGGGTGCCAGCGGCAAAAGCACACTTGGCAACTAGCAGGAGCTCGCCACCATGAACCCCTTTTCCTTAATCGGCGGCCTGATCGGCGGTCCGATCCTCAAGTCCATCTTCGGCAAGAAGAAGCCGAAGCAGCAGGAGACCATTCCCGCTCCGCTGCCGACGGCCACGCGCGACGACGCGCAGAGCGAAGCGGAGAAGCGCCTCGAACTCGCCCGCCGGCGCGGCGGCGCGGCCGACATCGTGACCGGCGCTTACGGCGCTGAAGCGCCCGCCGGCGGGAAGACAGTACTCGGTTCCTAAAACCCTCATTTGAACGGGAGAAAATGAACATGGCTGAAGTCACCAAAGCCGAGCTGCAGCAGCAGCTCACCGACATGACGAACCGGGCGGCTGCCGCCGAAACCCGGGTCGAGCAACTGACCGCGGATCTCGGTCGGGCAATCGAGCGCGCAGACCAGGAAGCGAAAGCGCGCCAGGAAGCGGCAGCCGAGCTTGAGAAAGCCGACACCGAAATCGGCGAACTTCGCAAGAGCCTCAAGGCCTACAAGGGATCCGCGACGAAGGCGCGGGGCGAGGTGACCGTGCTGCGCAAGCAAATCTCCCCACAGGCGCGGCCGATCGGCGCAATGAAGCCGGCGAAGAGCGACGAGGAGGCCGCGGCGCGCAGCGCGACGCTGGCGGCCGCTTTCGCCCAGGACACGCTCGAACTGGTCTTCTCTGATGGCAAGCGCGAGATCCGCGAGCTCGCGCCGCTGACCATCTCCGGCGACGCCTGGCGCATCATGCCGAGCCAGGGCCCCGACGATCTCGGCCGCGTGCTCAACCACGAGCCGATCCTCGAGCCTGGCGACTGCCAGCGCGAGCAGTTCGATCTGAAGGGCTTCGCGCTGATCAACGAAGCCGGCCAACAGGTCGCCTACCGCGCCCTGCCGGATGCAATCCGCATCCGCCGCAACGAGCGGTTCCAGCTGCCGCACAACACCATCCGCTTCTAACCGACGCGACGGGGGAGGTCCTTTTCATGGCCGACAACATCCAGAACGAAGAGCTGGTCAAAGAGGACCTCCGCCGCCAGGAGCGGCTGGAAACGGAGCGCGCGCCTTATGAGAGCACGTTCCGCGACGCCGAGGCGCTTTGCGACCCGATGTCCGCCGGCGGCTTCAACAGCGGCGCGGGGCGCCACGGGCCAGAGCGCAACTATAATTTCGACAGCACGGCGATGGATGGGCTCGACCGCTTCGACGCCGCGCTGGGCGCGGTCACCATGCCGAAGACCGAGCTCTGGCTCGGCCTCACCGTGTACGACAAGGAATTGGCGCGCTCGCCTGCCGTTCAGCGTTGGCTCGAGCATGCCGCCGATCGCTGCTGGGACTGCATCTACGCACCGCATGCGAATTTCGGCGTCGCCACCAGTGAGGATCGCCGTGCGCTTGGCTGTTACGGCACCGGGCCACTGTGGGTCGACGAAGCCAAGGGTCGCGGGCTGTTCTTCCGCGGCCTGCACATGAGCGAAACCTATATCGACATCGATTTTCGCGGCCGCGTCGACACAGTTCATCGGCCGTTCGAACTCACAGCGCGCCAGGCGGCGCAGATGTTCGGCCGCGAAAACCTCAGCCCGAAGATGCAGGACGCCGAGAAAAATCCGGCGAAGTGCGACAGCGACAAGTTCCAGGTCCTGCACGTCGTTCGGCCGAACGACGGCTATCAGCCAGACATGCTCGACGCTCGGGGCAAGCCGATCGCGAGCCGCTACATCGCCAAGGACGAAAAATTCATCCTGCGCCAGGGCGGGTTTCACACCATGCCGGTTCCGGTGTCGCGCAACTCGACCGCGCCCGGGCAGAAATACGGCAGCTCGCCGATGTTCAAGGTCATGGGCACTGCGCAGGGCCTCAACGAAATGGCGAAGACGATCCTGCGCGCCGGGCACAAGGCCGTGGATCCGCCGATCCTGTTCTTCGACGACGGGGACATCACCAAGCTGGTGACCAAGCCCGGCGGCCTCAACCCGGGCCTGGTCAACGAGGATGGCAGGCTGCTCGCGCAGCCGCTGCCGAGCGGCGGCCAGCATGGCATTGCGCGCGACATGCAGGAGGGTGAGCGCCAGGTCGTCAAAACCGCCTTCCTCGAGGATTTCTTCCGGATCCTTACCGATCCCGGCGATCGCTGGACCGCGACGCAGATCCTCGAGATGGTCGCAAAGCAGGGCGTGCTGATCGGACCATTCGCCGACCGGTATGAGACGGAGAAGGTCGGCGTGCTGGTCGAGCGGGTGCTCGACATCTTGATGCGCGCCGGCCAGATCGCGCCGATGCCGCCGGAGATGGTCGAGGCCGGCGCCTATCCCCTGGTCTATATGAAAAACCCGCTGGCGCGCATGGCCCGCGCGGGCGAGGCCGCAGGCTTCACCCGTCTGGTCGAAATCGGCGTGCAGATCGCCTCGGCCGGGCATCCTGAGGCGCTCGATCGCGTCGATTTCGACAAGGGCATGCTGGGCGTCGCGGAAGTGCTGGGCGTGCGGCCGAGCTGGATGTTGAGCGACGACGAGCTCGCCGCGCTTCGCCAGCAGCGCGAAGCCGACAAGCAGGCCGCCCAGGCGGCGGACGTCGTGCCCGCCGCCGCTGGCGCCGCGCTCGATCTCGCGCGCGCCAACCAGGTCGCGTCCCAGCTCGGCGCCGGCGGGGGTCTCGGGTGAGCGAAGACCCGTTCATTGCCCGCGCGCGCCAGGTTGCGCTCAATGCCCTGCGCAAAATGGCGATCCTTCGCGCCCGTTCCTACCGGCGCGTGTTCACTCGCGAGGGTGCGATCGATCGCGACTGCGAGATCGTGCTCGCAGATCTGCGCGACTTCTGTTGCGGCAACGCGACGACATTCTCAGCCGATCCCTATGTGTCCGCGCGGCGGCAGGGGCGGCGGGAAGCATGGCTGCGGATAATGCAGCACCTCAACCTGGACGAGGAGCGTGTCCAGAAGCTCGTGGAGCTCGACGATGGTTTATGATGGCGATGATGGCGATGGTGGCGGGGATGGCGGAAGCGGCGGCGACAGCGGCCTCGACGGAGCGGCGGCGGCATTGGCCGGCGGCGATGGTGGGGGAGCAGGCGGTGGCGATGGAGGCAGCGGAGACGGTGGCGGCGGCAGCGGCGGCGATGGGGGTGCCGGCGAGGCCGCCTGGCTCGAGCATTTCTCTGCCGAGGGCGGGGATGCGGAAAATCCGTCGAACCGCGACTGGCTGAAGGCGAAGGGCTTCAAGACGCTCGACGATTTGGCGAAGAGCTACCGCGAGGCGGAACATACGATCCGCAACGGCGGCAAGCTGACGATCCCCGGCGCCGACGCGAAGCCCGAGGAGATCGCCGCGTTTCGAAAGGCGATCGGCGTTCCGGACAAGGTCGACGACTATGCGTTCGAGATGCCCGAGGGTGTGACCGAGGAGCTGCTCGACATGCCGCTGCTCGGCTCGATCAAGGAGAAAGCGTTCGAGGCCGGGGTGCCGGCGGCCGGCTTCAAGTCGTTGGTCGAAGGCGTGATCCAGCAGCAGCTCGACGCGATCGAGGCGTCGCGCACCGCGGAGAACGGCAGTCGCGACGAGCTGTTCAAGGAATGGGGAGGGCAGAAGGACGCGAAGATGGCCGACGTCCAGAATGCAATGCGCGCGCTCGACCTTAAACCGCTCGACGTCGCGGCGATCCAGCGGGGCTTTGCCATGCAATATGGCGAACCCGGATCGAAGCGGACGCTCGAGCTGCTGCAGCGGCTCGGCGCCGGGCTGGCCGAGGACACGCTGCTCGGCGGCGACGGGCCCAAGCGCTTCGGCATCACCGGCGAAGCGGCCCAGGCGGAGATCGACAAGCTGATCGTCGACACCGAATTCGGCAAGAAGCTCACCGCCAAGGATCCGGAGGCCGTGGCTCGTTGGGATCGGCTCAACGCTGCGGTGGCGGCCGATCGCGAGCGGAAGGAGCGTCAGGCCGCGGCTGCATAGGTTGGCCGGGCCCAACCACGCCAACCGTGGCCCGGCGGGTTGACCAACGTCTGTTGTGGCATTAGCGCCCGCCGCGCGCTAAATTTTCGGGAGGGTCTTGACGGCCCTCCCTTTTTTTGTGAGCCGCGTGTGTATCGCCTCTTCGGGGGAGCTCATCCGAGCTCGGGGAGGAGCAGCGCCGCCCAAGCCTGGAATGGCCGCGGACCTGGTGTGGATGCACCCGCCGATCGCGGGCGGTAAACGATAGAGGCGGCCGGACCATTTGGTCCCCAAGCCCTTCGCAATCTGGCTTCAACCATTTTGACGGAGGGCAGCAATGTCCAACCAGGTCCCGACGACTTTCGTCACCCAGTTCCAGAACAACATGCGCCTCGCGCTCAACCAGAAGCAGGCGAAGCTCTTTCCGATGGTGCCCGCGCGCGACGCCGCCAACGGCACCGGCGGCGGCAACCTCGTCGAGCTCGACGACATCGTCGGACACGTCCAGAGCCGCAAGGGAAGCGGCGACGGACGTCACGGCGACGTCCAGTACGCCAACACGGCCCACACCCGAGTGTGGATCGCCAAGCCCGACTTCGATTATTACGCGGACCTCGTCGACACCAACGACCAGGTGCAGGCGAAAATCCAGATCGCCAGCGGCTACATGCAGACGGCGGTCGCAACGATCCAGCGCGCCAAGGACGATGCCGTCCTCGGCGGCTTCTTCGGCAACATGATCACCGGCGCCACCGGTCAGACGCTGGTCCCGTTCCCGGCGGGCAACGTGATCGCCAATGACGTCGGCGGCGTCGCAGGCACGCCGACGGGGCTCAACGTCGCCAAGGTCCGCGCCGCCGCGAAGCTGCTCGGCCAGCAGTTCAACGACAGCGACGAAGAAGCCTTCATGGTCGTCACGGCCGACGACAAGGACCAGCTGCTGCAGGAAGCGCTGTTCATCAACATCGACTTCGGCGCCACCGGCAACGAGCTGCAGGGCGGCCAGCTGCGCAAGCTGATGGGCTTTCAGTTCATCGAGCTGGAGAGCGAAAACCCGCTCTACTGGAACGCGGGCCTGCTCGACGCCGGCGGCGGTGTTCGCAAGACGCCGTTCTGGAAGAAGTCGGGCCTCGCCAGCTATGCCTGGTGGGACGCGAAGACCTCGATCGACGTGCTGCCGACCAAGCATTTCACGCGGCAGGTCTATGCGTCGATCTGCGTCGGCGTCACCCGCACCGACAGCGGCAAGGTCGGCTACATCCTCGACAAGCGCAACTAGGAATAACC